TTATTTTTGCGTAAAATCTGCGCAAAGGTTATTTAGTTTTGTTCTGAGATCTAATTTCATATTTTCAGTTACATGAGTGTAAATATCAAGAGTAGTATCAATTTTAGAGTGACCTAATCTTTCCGATATAACCTTAATAGGTACTCCAGCTTCAACCAATAGAGCAACATGAGTATGTCTGAACATGTGTGTAGTTAGTTTTACATTTTTTAAATTATAATTAAGGGTGGGAATAGTTGTATTAAATAAGGTTTTTGATGCGCTCATGTATCGCATTAAAATTTCTAATGTTCTATCGTTGATTTCAATTGTTCGCACACTAGATATAGTTTTAGGAGATGTGAAGATTCCTGAAGTGTGTTTAGTTTTATTTACACTAAGTGTTTTATTCTTTACATCAATATCATTAGGTGTGATTGCCAATAATTCTCCTACACGTAATCCTGTTAATAATTGAACTGTTACAAAATCTTTAGTGATAGGATGGGTAATTGATTCTAACACTTCTTGAATTTTATTAGTTTCTATATATTTAATCTTTTGTTTTTCCTTGAATTTGTCCTCCTTAGATAATGTAAATTCTAAAACCACATCAAATGTTGGAACATAGTATGATTTAATGAATTTAAAGAAGATGTTAAAGATAGTTTTAATTAATTTAACATGATTAGGAGAATATGTTTCTCTATACTCAATCAGTTTCTTTTCGTACTCCGGTTTTGTGATGTCGCTAATATTGATGTCATCATCTAATAATTTTAAACATCCCTCATAAGAGGTTAATGTATTGATACTAACAGAATTCTTTTTAATTTGGAAAAATTCTTCCTTATAGAAACCTATAGTTTTTAACTCTACTTTATCTTCTAATTTTTTTCTAATTTTCTCTTGTAGTTCCTCATATGCTTCCTTTTCTGAGGCACGTGTTTTATTAGGTTTAACAACAGTTATACGTCTATATTTACCGTTTTTGTCCTTATATCCTTCTGTGAACTGCCATTTTCCGTTTGGTAATTGTCTTTTTTGCATAATTAAATACACATCCTTTCTTTTAAAATTCTAAGATGTGTGTTATAATTAACTAAATGAGCGAGGTTCGCTCCACATCTTAAGTAGTTTTGAGAATCCTATTAATATATGACGATATAATAATACTCGAAACGGACTTACGATTGACAAAAACTCTCACTATCTTGGCGGACGGGGGAGTTTTTTTATTTGTCAAAATTTCTAGATAATTCAATTTTTGCACTCATATGCATAAAAATATATATGCGAATAGCTGAAGCTATGTTACTTAGTATTAAGAATACAAATACAAAGTATATGATGATATGTTTATTAACAAATAAATAACAAATAAGCAGCAATACTGCGTAAGAAATAGCTTTTGAATTATACTTAAATAATTTCTTTTTAGATTCTATAGAAAGTTGTCCTATTATAGAATTTTTAGAAGCACTTGATATAATAAATATGTTGGCAAAATAGAAAGATAGAAAAACACTTACAACTGTAATTGCATAACCTATATAATCTATATTAACAGAACTTTTTATATTTATTATTTTAGAAAAATATAGTATAAAAAAAACTATTAAAGGGATAATTTCTGAAAAATAATTTTCAAAAATAGGATATTTTTCTAGGAAATTCTTCATATTTTCAAGGAATCTATATTTATATTTTTTTAACATACTTTTTCCCTCCTTAATATAATTATACTACTTTTGAGGTTTATTTTAAATCATATCCTCACTTTTTAAAGTATAACTTTCTAAATCTTCTAATTGTTCATCATATATATTATTAGGGTTGGTAAAATATTCTTTAAAAATACTGTTACCTACATCTTTACCAGAATTAGATTCTAAATCTATACTAAATGAACGTATACCATCGGCAGCCAAATCTACTTCTTTAATTTTACCATGATTAGTAGTCTTGTATTTAACTTTAATATTTATTAAAGGAGAATCATCGGGACATATTGCTCGAATAAATTTTATAAAATTTATTGATTCTTCTGTATTTAGACTATTACGAAATCTACCATTAGAAAATGATACAGTAGTATTTGGAGAATAAGTTATATTAGCAACTTTATTTTGCATTTCTAATAATTCTACAAAAACGGAATTAGTATTCTTTTTATTGATATTTCCGATAATTTGAGATAATTTTTCTGTAGAAAATTTAAATTCTAATTTTGATATGTATTTAGAATTTAAAACATCATTAATTTTTTTATCACTGTTAATAGGTTCAAATTTGATATTAATATCATCATTAGTAAATTCTGAAAGATACCTTGATATTGCTTTTATTGTTGTAGAATGGATATTTCTTTGTAAAAGTATCAAGTTTTGTTCAGGGATAACAAGAGCAGTTGCTAATTCTAATACTTTTTTGTTAATAGATATCTGCTCATATGCATCACTTCCGTCATTAGCGACATAAGGATTTTTCTTCCTTTTTCTCGCAAAAGTTATAAGTTTCATATCAGAATTTATATTAATTAATCCTTTATCTGGAGTGTGAATCTCCGTCAATAAAATTCTTTCCATGCTACCATTTAAAGGTATTTCCTTTTCTCTATCTCCTAATGTTGGAGGTAACTTTATTATATGTTCCAATAATGGAACTATAGATGCAGTGGTTTTATTGTTATTTTTGTTTATAAAATAATTATAATATAAAATTTTTGTCATAATTATCTCCTTTTATGATATAATAAAAGAGAGTTTTATTTTATTAAAATTCTTGTTGTATCTCTACACTATCTAGTTTGGTCGCTTGTTAGTGTAGAGTTTTTTTATTTCGCCTAAACTGGTCGAATTTGACTAGTTTAAAATTATTGTTACCGTATCAAATTCAATAAGGTTTATTTTGTTAAGTCTAGCTTAACTTGTGATTCTACATGGTTGTAAGTTTTGTTTTTTCCATCCCATACATACATTGTAGAAGTAGGGTTAGAAACGTCAAATTTTGATTTTTGAGATACGTTAATTTCAAATGGTCTATAGTTAACTATTTCTTCAGTACCTAAGGAAATAATTGCTTTCTTGGTTGATTCATTGTAAATAATCAATGACTTTTGATGGTAAGCATCCCTTTTATCAACCCATTGCTTAATAAAAGTGTTAAGTTTTTCATCAGTTAGCTTACCCCATTCATCAGCATTAAGTTTGATTATACCATAGCTAACATATTTAATATCAGGATCTTTTCTGTTTTCATATTTGATATTCTCAACAGACAATTTCTCCTTAGGTTGAGTTTGTTCAGTTTTGTTTTCTTCCTTTTTCTCCTCCTTACTGCTTGAACATCCGCTAATTAATATAGCTCCTGCGATAAGTGAATTTAACAATATTTTTCTTTTCATTATAATATCTCCTTTTATATTCTTATTTGTGCTCCATTTCTAAAAGTTGTTACGAAATTAGTAGCTTGGTATGGTGCTATATTGTTGTAAATAAGGAAATTTCGCAGTCTATTAAATAAAGCTGTATTGCTTATTTTTACCTGTTTTTGTATCTCGTCATAGCTATATCCTTTTGTTATTAGGTCTACTATGGTTTCATCAGGTAAATATAGAATCGAGGCTACTATATTTGCTTCATCTTCGAACGGTTGTAAATCTTTTGGATATTCACCTATTATCACATCGTTATTAAGCGACATGAATGTTCTGTTCATGTTCCCTTGTAAATGACAATGAACGTGACTTAATTCATGCAATACAGTGAATATAATTCTCTCTAAATATCCTGAAGACTGATTTATCATTATTACGTACTTGTCTTTTTTTGGTATGATCATACCAGAACACTTGTTAATAAATTCCATATCGACTCCTTGGACTATGTTTGTATTAAGCAGTTTTCCAAAGTAGTCGTTTATTTTTGGTTGAATTCCAAATTCTGGATATTCTACGTCAAATAGAACAAATTTTATATTGTACTTCTTTTTAAAGTGATTTATTACGTGTTTGTATGTGATTAGTTTTGGCTCAAGTCCTATTTCTCCCAGTATTTCGTATGCTTTTTGTCGATATTGTAAATATCTGTCTTGGCTTACGATGTTGTATTCATGTTTTTTCATTAATCTCCTTTCCAATTATCATCGTCACTTAGTAAAGCTTCTGCGACTGAAAATAATTTGTCTAGTGATTTGTTGAACTTTTCTTTTTGTGAATCGTTCATTCCGTCTGTTTGTTTTCTAAACATAGCGACTAATTGTTGTTCATATTGGTCTTCTTCTGGTTTTTCTCTACCTAGTAGGTAGTCGACTGATACGTTGAAGTAGTCGGCGACAGCTTCCAATCCTTTAGAGTTAGGCGAAGCTTTCCCCCATCGTGCGATAGTTCCGTTAGATAGACCTATTTCTCTTTCTAATTCAGCGAAACTCATATTTTTACTAGTTGCTAATTGTTTGATTATATGAACTGTACTCAAGGTTTTCACATCCTTTTTTAGCTTTAAAATTAAAATAATTAATTTTAAACTTAAAAAAAAGTTGACAAATAAGTTTAAATCTATTATAATAAAATTAAGCTAGTTATTTAGCTAATAAACAACTTAAATAAAATAACGTCGGGAAACGTTTGTAACACTAATAATATAGTTTTATTTATTGGTTTATTTAACTATGCTTAAATTTTAGCATAAAACTTAATAGTTTGTCAATAGTTTCAGTTAAAACTTTAACTAAAAACTTAAGGAGGTGAAATCATGTCAGAGGAATTTTACAGAGAGGTAAAGTATAAACTAGAACTTAAAAAGAAAACAATAACTTGGCTTTCTAATATGGTTGGTATTTCTGTCCCTTACACGATTGATATTTTAAAAGGAAAAAGATCACCAAAAGAAAGAATTGAAAAAATTGAATACATTTTAAGAGCCGAGGGAATAATTTAGAAAGGAGGATTGAGAATGAAATTTACAATAAATAATAACGAATTTTATTTGAATGATATTAAAATGGATAAATTAATCAGTTATAGTATTGAGGCTGATATCAATAGAACAAAACTCACTATTGAATTAATCGTAGATGATGTTGAGATAGATTCAATACCGAGTGAAAGGAGTGATTAAAATGAAATTCAATACAACGGAACAAGATGAAGCTTATGAGAGGTTCTTAGCTGAACGTAAGTTTTGGGTTTTCAAAGATGAATTGTTTCAAAAAATTAAGATTACCAAGTATATGCTTAAGAAAATTGAACCCGAGATTATGAAGCTAGATAATTCTTACGATTTAATTCGTATTGTGAATGATCGTCTAAGAAAATACCATTACGGTCGAATTGAGATGTTTTTACACTTATATAATGATTCTCAGAAGAAAGGAGCTTAAGAAATGAATAACTTAAGAAAAAGAAAATTCAACACATACTACTGGACTTGCACAGTTATAGCAAGCTGTGTACTAATTTTAAGTAATATAGATTGGCAAACAATATTATCACTATTATTAGGTGTAACAATAATCCCGTTCGTTACATTAGATGAACGAGGTAAATATGCTTTTGAAGATGGTGAAAACAATGGTTAGGTATAAGGTTAGTAGGAATAATAATAATCTAGTTAGCATGAAATTTAGAGAATTGTTAGACAATAAAATAGAACAAATGAAAATCAAACCTAATGAATTATCTAAAATAAGCGGAGTGCCAAGAGCATGTATTTACAATTTTAGGCATCATGTAAATGCTACATTAAAATTTGATTATGTTGTCAGATTGGCAAACGCATTAGATATAGACTTAAATGGCATGAAAGGAGTATAGAATGGAAAATTTAAACCATTATGATTATATATATAAAATTAATGATTGGGCAGAAATAAGAGGCTTAAATAGAAGTGATTTTTTAGCTATGCAACTTGAGAAATCAAGAGAAGAAAATGCAGAATTAACACAAGCAATTACTAAATATGAGTTAGGTAATAAAGAGGCGATAGTAGAAATAAAAGATGCTATCGGTGATGTTTACGTTACTTTAGTAGTAGCATTTAAATTATTGAAACCGATAGAATCTGTATACTATGCTTTTAGAGGTATTCATTTATGGTACTCAAATGATGAACTAGATACTGACTGGAATTGTTTTTCAGAACTACTTAGAACAACAGATACTGATTTATTTAAAACTTTCATGAAAAAAGAAAAGATAGATATAGAAATGCATAGAACGATAATATTGTATATAAACTTACTTGATGCTATCGCTAAAAAATACAATTTAGAGTTAGTAGAATGTGTTGACTATGCTTATAATCAAATTAAAAATCGCACTGGCAAAATGATTGACGGTAGTTTTGTTAAGGATAAGTAAGGGTGGTGATTTAATTTGAAAAGAAATCAAGATGAAAATATTAACAAAAAACAAGTTGGACGCCGTATTATGTCGATTAGAAAACGTAAATTCTTAACCTTGATTGACTTTGCTGAAAAGATTGGGGCTAGTAAAAGCAGTGTGTCTGACTGGGAACAAGGTTTTCGACTACCGCCAGAAGCGGTCTTAACTAAAATAGCTATCCTAGGTAATACTAGTGTAGATAAACTGCTTTATGGTGATGGTAAGAACGATGCTGAAGAAATATATCAACGACTTATTAAACTACCCAAAGCGGATATATTAGGAATATTTAGAAGGGTACATAATAAATTAAAATTTGGAGGAGAATTGGAATGTTAGTAAATATTGATAATGAAATTATAAAACTATTAAGATTAAAAGAACCTGATGTTATAGAAGGTGCAGTTAACGCATATCTTATAGGGGGGATTCACTGTGCGTTGATGAATGATGCATTTCCTAAACATAAGGAAGAAAAAATTATTTCTTTAAAGAAAAAATGTATTAAAAGATTAAGTCAAAATATATGTGACGCTCTTTCCAAAGACATCTAATAAAAAATAGCCGTTTAAAACAACGACTATTTACAAAAATTTACAACTTAAAAATAACACATTTAGGAGGAAATTGCAAGTGACAAAAGATAATATTAACAAACCTAATCCAAAGCATTACAAACTCGAACTTAAAAATATTCCTGTAATTATCGATGGAAAAGAGGTTGTTATCGATAATTTACAACTTGAAACAAGACACGTACTAAAAGATGTACTAAACGATACTAATTTAACTCATGAACAAGCATTTTGGTATGGGAATATTGGTAAAAGATATTTTAGATTGTGTAAAAAACACGATGAACCAACAACTGATATTAAGAAAATCATTCAAGAAGCAGCATTCTTACTTAGTTCTATTTTAGGTAAGGAGTATAAAGCTAAATTACTTGATGAAAAAGGTAATGACTTATTAAACGAAAAAGAAGAAGAGATAGCTGTATTTGATAAGTTAAATTCTCTATTAACTCCTCAAGAAAAAGAGTTTTTAAAAGATAGAAATATAAGTTGTGTGATGATAGATGGAGGAGAGATATTCATGTCTGTTATATCTGATTTTATCAATAAATTAGGAGATGAAGAAAATGGAGAATAAAAAATACTCAGAACAAATAGAGGAATTAAGATTTTTAAGCAATAAAATATCTGATATTCTTGATTTCAACAATTTCGATTCATTAGAACGAAGAAGATTAAGAGATGCTCAAGATATTTTAGATAACAGAGTTTATGTAATGGAGGAGTTTAAAAATGAGGAAGAATACTGGAGTTAATTTAACTCAAGCAATTAGAAATTATATTTACACTAATCCTGGATGCAATAAGTATGATTTAGTTAACGATTTAGGCTTTCCCTACTCAAAAATGAGAATGGCTATAAGTAAACTAAAAAATAATGGTGAAATTATAATCGAGGATGGTAAATATACAGCTTTGGAAAGCATAGCATTTTTGAAGGATTATAACCATTCTTCAGAGGAGTTCTCAAGAAGAGGATATTTAAAGAAATTAGTTGATGTTGTAATAGTTAATATTCAAGAATGTACGGATCATAATATTAAAATTCAGTATATTCAAGAAGGTAGAAGATTATTAAAAGATTTAAAATAGGAGATCAAAAAATGAAATTAATAGTAAATGCAAATGTGTTAATCACGAATAAGGAGGATATCCTTTTATTAGATGAAATTATAGCTAAATATGGAAATGAAGTTGAGAATGTTGCTGTTAATGTGGAGCCTTTTAAAGATTCTCCTGTGCAACAAACTCAAGTATCAACTCAACAACCTGTTCAATCAGTGCCAGTACAAACTGTTGAGCAAACAGTACCTGTTCAGCAAACAGTACCTGTTCAACAAACAGTACCTGTTCAACAGCCTGTGCAAACACAAACAGTACAAACTGTAGTGCCTGTGGCTGAAAAAACTTATACATTAGAAGACTTACAACGTGCATCAAGTACTTTAGTTCAGGCAGGCAAAATTCAACTTTTACAAGGCTTATTACAGGAATTTAACTCATTAGCTCTTACAACATTACCTGTTGAACAATACGGAGCTTTTGCACTAAGATTAAGAGAATTAGGAGCGGCTATCTAATGACTGAGATTAACCATAAAGAAAGGGCTCATGCAAAGCTTAGTGCTAGTGGTGCCAGTAGATGGGCCACCTGTCCTGGTAGCGTGCAAATGGAAGAAGGTATTCCGGATAAAGAATCTATTTATGCACAGGAAGGAACATTGGCACATGAATTAAGTGAACTTAAACTAAAGCATTATTTAGATTCAAAAGGCTTTGGTAAAAGAAAGCTTAATGCTGCGGTTAAAAAGATAAAAGAAGATGAATTATATCAAACTGAAATGGATGGATTCACAGACAATTATGTTGATTTTATAAAAGAAAAAGCCCTAAGCTTTCCATCTAAGCCTTATATAGAGATTGAAAAAAGAGTAGATTTTTCTAGTTGGGTTCCTGAAGGATTTGGAACTTGTGACTGTATTTTAATTCATGGATCTACACTTTCTATAATTGACTTGAAATATGGGAAAGGTGTTCCAGTCTCTGCAGAGAAAAATGAACAATTAATCTTATATGCACTTGGAGCTTACAACGCATTTAGCTTAATTTACGACATTAAAAAAATTGAAATGAATATTGTACAGCCACGGTTAAATAATTATTCAAGTTGGGAAGTTGACCTTACTGAATTGTTATTGTGGGGAGATTACTTCAACGTTCAATCAAGTAAGGCTTTAAGTGGAACAGGTGACTTAGTGCCATCTGCTAAGGCTTGTAAGTTCTGTAAGGCCCGTGATATTTGTTCTGCTAGGGCGGAGAATAACTTATCTCTTGAATCGGAAATACACTTGAATCCTAATGAAATTCCTAGAGATAAGCTATTCGAATATATTTCACGAGGTGAAGATATTGCGAAGTGGGTTAATGATTTAAAAGCCTATGCCTTGAATCTATGCTTAACTGGTGAAGATGTTAAGGGACTAAAAGCAGTAGCTGGTAGAACTTCACGCTCTTGGACTAATCAAGATGAAGCACTTAAGAAATTAATTGATGGCGGTATTGATGAAGCAATAATCTTTGATAAAGTACCGTTGACTTTGGCCAAACTAGAAAAGGCCCTTGGAAAAGAACAGTTTAATAATTTAGTAGGTGATATGGTTGTCACAAGTACAGGCAAACCTACATTAGTATTTGATAATGATAAAAGACCTGCAATTACTGACACAGTAAAAGCAACAAGTATTTTTAAACCAATAAATTAAAACAGAAATTAAGGAGATTTTAAAATTATGACAAATGAAACAACAGCAGTAGTACAAAACGTGAGATTAAGTTATGTGAACGTATTTAAACCTTTCTCAAATAATCCAGATTTACCGCCAAAATATAGCACTACAATTTTATTACCGAAAAGCGATTTAAATAGTAAGCAAAGATTAGATGCAGCTATTCAAGCTGCGGCTCAAAAAGGATTAAATGAGAAATGGAACGGTGTAATGCCTCCTGTAGTTGCTAATCCTATCCATGATGGTGATGGTGTAAAGCAAGATGGAACACCTTTCGGAGATGAATGTAAAGGTTGTTGGGTTTTCACTGCAAGTGCAAACGCTGACAGACAGCCTCAAATTGTAGATCAAAATGTTCAACCTATCTTAAATCAGTCTGAAATTTATTCTGGAGTTTATGCGAACGTAGCTATTAATGTTTTCCCTTATATGCACACAGGTAAAAAAGGTGTAGGGTTCGGACTAACTCACATTCAAAAAGTTAGAGACGGTGAAGTTTTAGGAGGTGCTCCTGTGTCTGCAGATAAAGTATTTAGTGCTTTAGGTGGTGCATCAAATCCTAATCCGTTCCCTAATCCTCAACAAACACAACCTGTACAGCAGTATCAACAAACTACACCTCAATATCAACAACCAACTCAACAAGGTTCAATTGGGATAGATCCATTAACAGGACTTCCACTTTAATATTAATAAACTACTAAGGGGGGGTTAGCCCCCCTAAATTTTTAGGAGGACTATATGCAACATTTAAGTATTGATATTGAAACACGAAGTAGTGTGAATATTTCTAAATGTGGGGCTTACAAATATACTCAATCTGAAGACTTTGAAATTTTGCTATTCTCTTACAAACTTAATGATTCGGAAGTTAGATTGGTGGATTTAAAACAAGGTGAGAAAATTCCAGATGATATCATTGCTCTATTAAATAATCCAGATTGTATTAAGCACGCATATAATGCTGCTTTTGAGTGGTACTGTTTAAATAGGGCTGGATATGAGACTAATATATCTCAGTGGAGGTGCACAATGATGCACGCTACTTATTTAGGATTGCCTGCTGGATTAGGAATGACTGGTAAGGCAATAGGTATTGCTGAAGACAAGAAAAAATTAACAACTGGAAGTAGATTAATTCAATATTTCTCTGTTCCTTGTAAGCCAACAAAGACTAACGGAGGTAGGACTTGGAATGATCCGCATCATGATTTAGAGAAGTGGAAACTATACTGTGAGTATAATATACAGGACGTAGAAGCAGAGTATGAAATTTATCAATATATAAAAGCTTTTGAAGTTCCATCAAAAGAGCAAAAACTTTGGGAGATGGATATTCTAATGAACGCTAACGGAGTAATGGTGGATAGAGCATTAGTAAATGGTGTGCTTTCTATCGATTCTGAAAGTACTAATAATTTATCAGAGGAAGCTTTTAAAATTACTGAACTTGAAAATCCAAATAGTGTTAGCCAACTTAAAACTTGGGTTGAAAGTCAATTAGGAGAAGAACTTAATGGATTAACAAAAGATGTTATTTCTGATTTATTATCAAGAGATAACCTGCCATTAAAAGTTAAAAGAGTTTTAGAGATAAGGCAGCAACTTGGAAAAACTAGTGTTAGTAAGTATTCGGCAATGGAAAATGCGATGTGCAAGGATGATAGAGTTCGTGGGCTGTTGCAGTTTTACGGAGCGAACAGGACTGGCCGTTGGGCAGGTAGATTAGTGCAGGTTCAAAACTTACCTAGAAACTACATCGATACACTGGATACTGCTAGAAGTTTTGCAAAAGCTGGTAATTATGAAGCGTTAAAACTTCTATATGGTAATGTGCCTGACACTCTAAGCCAACTAGTAAGAACAGCATTTATTACTAGTAAGGATAAGTTTATAATAAGTGATTTTAGCGCTATTGAAGCAAGAGTAATTGCTTGGTTAGCTGGAGAAGAGTGGGTTAATGAAGTATTTGCAACACACGGTAAAATCTACGAAGCAACAGCAAGTCAGATGTTTAATGTACCGATTGATAAAATCTCAAAAGGTAATCCTGAGTATAGCTTAAGGCAACGTGGTAAAGTTGCAACACTAGCATTAGGATATCAAGGTGGAGAGTCAGCTTTAATAGCAATGGGTGCCGATAGAATGGGGCTTACAAGTGAAGAACTTACCGACATTAAAGTTCGTTGGAGGGAAGCTAATAAGAACATTGTCCGCTTATGGTATGCAGTTGGAGATGCTGTAATTCAAGCAATGAATGGTAATGGTACTCAATATGTAAGAGGTCTTGAGATTCAACGTGAATGGGATATGATGTACGGACTTGATTTTATATCAATTAAATTACCTAGTGGCCGTTCATTATATTATCCTAAGCCATTTTTAAAATTGAACCAGTTTGAAAAAGATGCGCTTCACTATTATGGTGTTAACCAAACTACTAAAAAATGGGAAGTTAACTCAACTTATGGTGGAAAGCTAGTCGAGAATATTGTTCAAGCAATAGCAAGAGATTGCCTAGCGGAAACATTATTGCGGTTGTATGAAAAAAATTATGATGTTGTAATGCATATTCACGATGAAGTGGTAATAGATGCATATGATGATGAAAAACTAGATGATGTAAATAATATTTTAGCAGAGCCTATTCCATGGGCTCCTGGATTAGTGCTAAAAGGTGCTGGATTTGAGACTAAATATTATATGAAAGATTAGAAAGGAGGTTAAAAAGTGCAAGCAAATAGATTATTAGGAATTGCTAAAGCAAATCACAGAAAAGCAACTATTTGGCAAAATACAGATGTTAGTTGGCTTGACTTTGTTGAAACTTTAAAATCTCCAGTTAGAACGCAAGAGAAATATGAAGAATTTCTCAAGATGAAAAAATCTGATCAAGATAATTTAAAAGATGTTGGAGGCTTCACAGGTGCTAAGCTTTTAGATGGACGAAGAAAAGCAACACACATAATCAGTCGTGATGTTGTCTGTCTAGACTTAGATAACATTCAACCTAATATGACGGACGATATATTAAAGAGAGTAGGTTCGCTTGGGTGTACTTCTGTTGTTTATTCTACAAGAAAGCACAGCAATTATACACCTAGACTTAGGGTGCTTATTCCTCTTGATGAAAGCTGTACTCCAGACGAATATGAACCGATCGCTAGAAAATTAGGTAGTTTATTAGGGATTGAAAATTGTGATCCAACTACGTTTGAAGTTAACCGTTTTATGTATTATCCATCATGTTCGGTAGATAGTGAGTACATATTCCAGTTTTATCCTGGGCAATTTTGTAGCCGCCTTGGTGTGCTTAATATGTATGCTGATTGGACTGACATTTCAACGTGGCCACACGTCCCTGGACAAGACACTAAACAAAAACAACTTTTGGCCCGACAACAAGATCCATTAACTAAAAATGGATTAGTTGGTTCGTTTTGTAAAGTTTATGATATTACAACGGCCATCCAAACTTTTATCCCTGCTTTATATGAAGCAACGGCCACTCCTGATAGATATACTTTCACAGGTGGTAGTACTTCTGGCGGAGCGGTGCTATATGATAATAAATTCTTATACTCACATCACGCAACAGATCCATGTTGCGGCCAACTTGTTAATGCTTTTGACTTAATAAGAATACACAAGTTTAGCAACCTTGATGAGAATGTGAAAGACGGAACACCTGTAAGCAAATATCCATCTTACATGGCCATGAAAAAACTAGCTCTTGAAGATACTAATGTAGCAGTTTTGATGAATAGTGAAATGGTGGCCAACGCTAAGGATGTTTTTAAAATCGTAAGTAATGATGATGAAAATAATCAAGCTGAAGATGAATTAAACTGGCTTTCTCAACTTGAAAGAAGTGAAGATGGTAAAATTCAAAAGACTATTAATAATATAGTTTTAATACTGGAGAATGACCCGAATTTAAAAGATAAAATTGCGATTGATATTTTTAGTAATCGAGGATTAGTCTTTGGCCAACTTCCTTGGGATAAACATTATGACCCAAATAAAGATCATAGAGATTGGTCTGAAGTAGATGATGCTTCATTTTCTAGGTACTTAGAAACAGTTTATAAAATAACGGGCCAGGATAAGCAAGATAAAGCTTTGTTAATAGTAAGTGATGGAAACAGGATAAATTATGTTGAAAGGTATTTAACATCGCTTCAATGGGACGGAGTACCTAGGATTGATAATCTACTTATTGATTATTTTGGTGCGGCAGATAATGTTTTTTCTAGAGAGGCAATTCGAAAAAGTTTAGTAGCTGCAGTGGCCAGGGCCATAATTGGTGGTGTTAAATTTGATGTAATGACAATTTTAGCTGGGCCACAAGGAGTTGGTAAGAGCACTTTCTTTTCCATCTTAGGTAAAGAATGGTTTAACGACAGCTTACAAACATTCGAAGGTAAAGAAGCTTCTGAACTTATCCAGGGAAGCTGGATTGTAGAGGTAGGAGAACTTACCGCAATGAATAGGCATGATACGAATGCAATTAAGCAATTCTTGAGTAAAAGAGATGATATTTACAGGGAAGCTTATGGAAGAAGAACAAGCAAATATCCTAGAAGGTGTGTTTTCTACGGGACTTCAAATGATGATGAATTTTTAAAAGATCCAACTGGGAATAGACGTTTTTGGCCAATTGATATTTGTGTAGGAGAAATTAAAAAAAGCGTTTGGGATGATTTTCCAAAAGAAGTTGACCAGGTGTGGGCCGAGGCTTACGCATTATTTCTGATGGGTGAAAGCTTGCAACTTAGCAAGGAGGCCGAAGAGTTGGCCAATATTGCACGGGAACACCATAAAGAATCAAACGCAAAAGAAGGTTTAATCCGTGATTATCTTGATAAGCCTATTACTGAAAACTGGTATTCTCTTGATTCTAGTATGAGGAAAAACATTTTAAATGGTGAGTTTGATAAAGGAGCTAAATTGGTATTTAGACAAAAAGTATGTGCAGTTGAAGTTTATGTAGAGTGCTTAAAAGGTGACCTACGTTTTATGAAAAGAAGTGATGCAAAAGAAATAAATCAAATAATTAGTAATATAGTTGGATGGGTTAAGGATGAAAAAGCGACACGTTTTGGAAATTACGGCCCACAAAAAGGATTTAAAAGGGTGTAACTTTGAGTGTAACTTTGGAGAAAGAAAGTTACAAATCAAAAATCAAATTGTAACTTTGGTGTAACTTTGAAAAAAAGTAAAATCTTATTATATCAACGGTTTATCCAACCTAATGTAACTTTAAAAGTAGAAAGTTACACCTAAAGTTACACCTTATAATCGTTGATATAATAACTCTAGTAAGTATTTTATATATTAATTTGTAACTTTAAAACCTATATATAATATAAAAATAAAGGAATTATAGAAAATATAGGATTATATAAATCTATAATATCTATAATATCTATGTTTTATATACTATATAGGGAAATTAAAGTTACAAGTTACAAATTAAAAATTTTAAAATTGAGAGATGATTTTGAAAAGTGGAAATAACAGAAAAGCAAATTGAAAAATATTTAGTAAAAAAAATTAAAGCAGAAAAGGGCCTATGTTTAAAATTTGAATCTCCTGGATATACAGGTGTGCCAGATAGGATTATTATTTTAAAAAATAAACCAGTTGCTTTTGTAGAATTAAAAAGACCTGTTGGTGGCCGATATTCAGCAAGACAAAAATTAGTGGAGAGAGATTTTAATAGATTAGGTCAAAAAGTTTACAAAGTAAAAAATAAAGAAGAGATAGATAAATTAGTAGAGGAGTTGATTTCGTGAGAGAGTTTATTCCACATAAATATCAATTAACAGCAATTAATCATGCAATCAATGTTCCAAAATGTGGATTGTTCCTTGATATGGGATTAGGTAAAACAGTGTCAACATTAACCGCAATTAAGGAATTAAAATACAATAGGTTTCAAGTAAATAAAGTGTTGATTATTGCACCGAAGAAAGTGGCCGAGGGAACATGGTCGAAAGAAAAAGATAAGTGGAATCATACAAAAGATTTTAGAGTAAGTCTAGTGTTAGGAAGTCAACAAAAGCGAATTAAAGCTTTAAGTGTAAATGCGGATTTATATATTATTAATCGTGAAAATATCCCGTGGTTAGTCGATTATCTGAGAAATGATTGGTATTTTGATACAGTTGTGATTGATGAAAGTAGTAGTTTTAAAAATAGTCAAAGTAAGAGATTTAAAGCTTTGAAAATGGTACTACCAAAAATTAATAGGTTGATTGAGTTAACAGGAACTCCTAGTCCAAATGGTGTGGAGGATTTATGGGCCCAAATATATTTACTAGATCAAGGAGAGAGATTAGAGAAATATATAACTCATTTTAGAAATAGATATATGGAGCCGAATAAGAGAAATAGAAGTCAAATTTTTGATTATAAAGTAAAAGAAGGAGTTTATGATCACATCATAAATAAAATATCGGATATTTGCATAAGTATGAAATCGGAGGATTATTTAGAACTTCCCGATTTATCATACAATGAGATTCCTGTTGTGTTAAGTGATAAAGCTAGAAAAGACTATGACAAAATGGAACGTGATTTTGTCCTGGAGCTTGAGGAAGCAGAAGAGGATATAACAGCAGTAAATGCAGCTGCATTATCAAATAAATTATTACAAATAAGTAATGGGGCTGTATATGATAATTCTGGAATTTACACAGAAGTGCATAATGCAAAAATAGATTCATTTCTTGAGTTAGTAGAAAGTTTACAAGGGCGAAGTCTTTTGGTATTTTACAACTTTCAACACGACAAAGAACGAATTAAGAAAGCTTTAGAAAGAAGTAATTTAGTAGTTAGAGAATTGAAAACTACACAAGATGAAGATGATTGGAATGCTAGAAAAATAGATATTCTATTGACACATCCAGCAAGTGCTGCATATGGTCTTAATTTGCAAGAAGGTGGAAATCATGTGTGTTGGTTTGGTTTGACATGGAATTTAGAACATTACCAACAAGCTAACAAGCGGCTACACAGACAAGGCCAAAAAGAAAAAGTAATAATCCATCACTTAGTAACGCAAGATACGAGAGATGAAGATGTAATGCGAGCATTAGACAGTAAAGCGGATGTTCAAGAGGAAATATTACAAAGCTTGAAAGCTAGAATTAGAAAAGTTAAAGAAGGTAAGTAGAAATGTTAAAAGAACCAGAAAGTATATTATTAATCTTTATAGGAATATTGATAGGTTTGATAATATCAATGATTGTTAATCCAAAGCTTGAAAAAGAAAATAAAGAATTGAAAATGGAAAAAATTAAATTAGAACAAAAATTGTTGAAACTTTATGATGAACAAGCTGAAAGAACTAAGAAAATAGCGGAAATGAATGAGATAGGAGGATAATAAATGATTAAAAAGATATGGGACAACATAGAGATTATACTAATCACACTTTCAATGCTGTTAGCAATGTTTACAGCAGGTCTGATATTAGGTGTATATGTGTCGAGTAATACGATAGAAGAGTTATCTAACGATAATATCGTTAAGGAAAGGACTATTCAAGAGCAAAAAGAAAAAATTAGACAGTTGCAATTACTTAAGCAATATAAGGAGATTTACAAATGGCATTAGGAAAAAGTACACAAGAGTTTATTCATTTTAGTATATTTGAGGTTGCAGTAAAAACAAACGGATATCAAGGAGGAGATGCAGGGCATGGAGGATATCTAGAGGTTGAGTTTAAAGATTCAGCAGCAACTTGCTGGGATTGTATTATAGATGAATATGGAAAAATAAATAAAGTAGAGCTTCCGTCAAGCGTTAAATTAATTTTTAGAGGAGATTCAGAAATTGAGAATTTCTATGAAAGTATCAAACACATTAAAGAATATCTAGATAAAAAATTAGAAGGGTTGGATGATTAGGAGGAATAACAATGACTAACAGAATATATTTAGCATTAAAATATAAAGAGGCACAAATAATAAAACACGCATTACAAGAATATGTTAAGAGGTCGGACGTAAAAAATGAAACTGACATTGAAGAAGAATTAGGTGTGCTTAATAGCGTTGAAGAAGAAGTTAACTTATTCAAGAGTAAGAATGGAATTAAGTAAGAGGTAAAAGAGTATGGATGAATTAATGAAAAACGTAGTAGAAAAATTAAATTTAAGTATAGATAAAGCACCAGAAATATATGAAGGATTAAAAAAACAGTATGTTATATATAATACTTGTAATACGATATTAGAGATATTATCTTTTATTGTAATGATAGGTTTTATGTTAGCTTTTATTTTTGGGCAAGAGGAAATAATTTCAAGAAAAAATCTTAAATTGATGGGAATAGCAGTAATAACATTAATTATCATTGGAATAGGAATTTTAATATTTAGAAATATTAATACTCCAGATATAGTGTTTTTAAAAGGAATGATGGAGAGGTAAGACATGGAATTAAAATCAATGTTTATAATCGACGTACTGCTCTACATCATAGGTATATTCTTCTGTGTTTCACTAATATCTGTAATGGTGTTTATGGTAGTTGCTTTGAAGAGATATATTAACTGGAGGAAGTAAGATGTACGATTTAAAAGCTTATACTCCAACTCAAGGGGTTAAATCAGTGACACGTTATAATTTTAGAACACAAGAAGTTGAGCTAGAAGTTGCACCTTATATGCCTGTTAAAACTAAGAATTTTAAGTTGTTACGTTGCAGTGAATTAAAAGATATATGGGGTAATTTAATATACGAAGATTATATTGTGAAATATAAAGATGATTTAATTGGTGTAGTTAAATTTATAAAAGGTAAGTTTGTTGTAGAGTTTAAACAAATAACAGTTGATTTATGCAATATCTATGATAGATTATTAATAATAGGAGATGTATATGCAAAGAAAATTGAGTAACGAAGAGTATTATAAACGTAAAAATTTTTTAAATAAAATAAATTCGATTAGAAGCCATATAAAAAGAAATATGGATGAGTTAAAAGAATTAGCAGAGATGAAAAAATCTATAAAAATTACTGATTATAGCAAAGAAGATTTTAAAACAAGCGGTAGTAATGTAAGTCAACAGGAAATAATAGTGTGTAAAATTATTGAGTTGGAAAAAGAAATTTATGACAATACTTCTGAATTAATGAATGTGAAAATTATCACTAGAGGTGTTTTGAATAAAATAAAAGATGATAAATGCAGACTTTACATGTTTTACAGATACTATGACTGCTTAGATGAAGAGACTATAAAATATAAAATGAATATCTCAACGAGAACATGTCAAAGACTAAATTCTCAAGGTATTTTTTCAATAAAAATCTAATTGGCGATAATTGGCGGAGAAACACTATTGAATGGCGGTGATAAAAGCCTTATAATGGTATTATAAGATTTTAGGTATAGGACTCCTGGAAATAGTTAATTTTAAATTTTTTACAAGCTGATGTGGATACCAAACTTTTTATTTTTTGTTATTAAATCTCTACCTAAAATCACCTATCATAAAAACTTCCGAGACAGTTTAACGACTGTCTTTTTATTTTGCCTGAAATGGAGGTGGAAAATTGGCGAAATTGACAACTAAACAAAAAGAATTTGCTGATGAGTACATCTTAAGCGGAAATGCGATGCAATCAGCAATTAAAGTAGGATACAGCATAAATTATGCAAAGTCTCAAAGCCACAAATTGTTGGAAAATGTAGGAATAAAATCTTACATCGATGAGCGGATGAAAGAGATTGAATCTAAGAAGACAGCAACACATCAAGAAGTGATTGAGTATTTAACCTCCGTAATGAGAGGCGAGCAACGAGAACAAACGTTAATAGGAATGGGTCAAGGTTTTCAGGAAACAACCTATATTGATGTTAGTGCGAAAGACAGATTAAAAGCTGCCGATTTACTTAATAAAATCCATCAAGCAAGAGAAGAAAAAAGCTCAACTGCTACTGAAAGCATCATAATTGTTGATAGGTGGAATGATGAGTAATTTTGATGTTCAGAAGAATGTGAATCTACATTTTAAATCTGTGTGGCTTTCTAAAGTGCCCTATAACGTGTTAAAAGGTGGTAGGAATAGTTTTAAGTCTTCAGTTATAGCATTAAAACTGGTAAATGATATGGTTAAAATGATAGCTAAAGGAGAGAAAGCTAATGTAGTTGTAATTAGAAAAGTAGCAAATACAATTCGTGATAGTGTCTTTAATAAGATAAATTGGGCGATTAATATGTACGGCTTAAGTAATTCATTTAAAAGTACAGTATCACCGTTTAAAATTATTCACAAAGCTACAGGTTCAAGTTTTTATTTCTATGGGGCGGATGACTTTCAAAAGTTAAAATCAAACGATATTAACAACATCATAGCTGTTTGGTATGAGGAGGCAGCAGAATTTGATAGTCAAGAAGAATTTGATCAAACAAACATTACTTTTATGCGACAAAAACACAGATTAATACCTTTTGTGCAGTTCTTCTGGAGCTATAATCCACCTAGAAATCCTTATATCTGGATAAATGAATGGAGCGAGGATATGAAAACTAACGAAAGTTATTTAGTTCATGAATCAAGTTATTTGAATGATGAATTAGGATTTGTAACCGATCAAATGTTAGCTGATATCAACAGAATTAAAGAAAATGACTTTGATTATTATCGCTATATTTATTTAGGGGTGCCAGTTGGATTAGGAAATAATGTCTACAATATGGCTTGTTTTCATCCATTACAAGAGTTGCCAACAGATGATAAAGTAATTGGAATATCTTACGCTCTAGATACAGGGCATCAACAAAGTGCGACTGCTTGCGGCGCTTATGGAATAACAGCTAAAGGTAATGTGATCTTATTGGATACTTTCTATTATTCACCTGCTGGAAGAAGCGTCAAAGCTGCACCCAGTGATTTAACTATTATGATTAATGATTTCATTACTGGAGTACAGGAAAAATACAATGTACCTATTATTAGGCTAACAATAGATAGTGCTGAGGGAGCTTTGAGAAATCAGTATTTTAAAGATTTTGGAATTAGGTGGGTACCTGTGGCAAAAAAAAAGAATCAGACCATGATTGATATGGTAACAAGTTTACTTGCTCAAGGTAAGTTCTTTTATTTAGATAATGAAAACAACAAGATTTTTATTGAAGAGCATAAAATGTACAGGTATGATGAAAAAACAATTAAAACGCCCGAACCAAAAGTAATCAAAGAAGATGACCACACAGTCGATGAATTTAAGTATTTTGTTTTAGACAATTCAAAACTATTAGGATTAAAAGTGTAG